GTCTTTTGCAGTGGGTACATCGACCTACACGGCATGGAACGGAACTGCAACGGTTACGGCAACGGGTACTGGCGACTCCATCTGGGGTCTCAGGGTATCGGGTACTACGGTCAGCACTTATGGTCCGTATGCTTTGAGTGCGATTGCTGGTGGCTTCAGCCGCATCCAGATCAGCGGTACAGGTATTGGCTCATCCACCGCAGATGGAGGTATTGCGCTTGCAGCAGGCGACACTTTCAACTTGGTGCGCGGAACCGATGCTACTGCGGTTGAAGTGACGGCCATTGAGTACAGCATCGATGCAAACGCATCGGTCAGTGCATAAGGAGAAATATCATGGCAAACGGCAAAAGTATTGGTAGCAAAGACAATCCTGCGGCCCCGATCACCGGGTTGGCAGGTATCCGCGCCGACATCGGTGAAAAAAGCGGTTTTGAAACCAGCGGATATTTGGACAAGAAAGGCACTTCCTACGGGGAGAACGCCAAGTTCAACTATCTGCCGCCCGGCATGGAAATCGACAATCAGCAAATAGTCGAAATCAACGCTATGCCATTCAAGAAGGTAGTCGAAGAAAGCTACCCCGGCGATGGTTGGGAACCGAAACCCAGTGTCAGTGTGGGTTAAGTTGTCCATTAAACGGCCTCTTCGGAGGCCGTTTTTTTGGCATCAACATGCATGGCGATTAGTCGAAAGACCGAAACAGTAGGCTGGATACACTCCGATAGTTTTTGATGTCGGATGTCCTCGGAAAGCCAGTTAGTTGCCATACCTGTTGGTGTCAGCAAGGAGAAAAATCATGAAGGGACTACAAGAGAAATTCCAAACGATTCTTCCTCCCCAGCCGGACGAAGATGACGGCACGGAATGGAAGACGTTTGAATCGCAACGCAGAACATATGAACCGGGTGCAAAGCATGAGAACAATGCGCGCGAGGGCGATGAAGCGGACGGCAAGTTCAACGAACTGCCGCCCAACATGCAACTGCAAAACCAGAACGTCATGATGCGCGAAGTCGCGGGCTGTACGGACTTTTCATACGACACGAATCCAGAAGCGCTGGACAAAGGTTTTACCCGCCGCAAGATGAATGGATCGGACGATCTCTACACAGGAGAGCACATCGATCATTTTTACGGCGAAGCGACTGATGAAGAGGGTAAGACGGGTTTTGTTGAAAGGAACAACTACTTGGACAGAATCTAGGAGCCGAACCATGAAATTTGACTTCAAACAACCCTACGGAATCATCACCGGCCATTCGTGGGCACGCTATGAACAAAATGGTGTGTTATTTGACGCATTGGGTCATGAGCCTTTTAGTGATGAAATAGTTATTGAAGATGATCCTTATAAGGAGAGCGAAGTTGCGCCGGTCATCAACAACCATCAAAAAGACTTCGCGCTGGATAACGCACAAGCCTTCCTGAAGAACGTTCTGGCCGAAGGTCCAATATCAAGATCGTCGATATTCAAGGAAGCGTCAAACAATAACCAGAATTGGGAAAAAGTGAAGACGGCTTTTGCAGACTTGGGTGGTGAAGTGTTCACGCGCAAGAATATCATTCACTGGAAACTGAAAGCAGAGTGATGGATGCGCCAGCCTCTATTGTTGGCGAATCTATCATTGAAGGCTTGATCGATTTAGCACGCAAAACACCGGCAGGTTGCTTCGTGGAGGTCGGCGTTTATAAGGGCGGCACGGGTTGGCACCTCGCTAAACTTGCAGAAAAACAGAAGCGAGAAGTCTTTCTGTTCGATACTTTCACCGGGCTTCCCTACAAAGGCCCGTTTGATCCTATGACGACGGGCACTTTCAACGATACGTCATTCGATGAAGTTAAACGCATCATCCCTTATGCACAAGTGATTCAGGGCATCTTCCCGCAAAGCGTAGAGGAACAGAATATCTCTCTGCCACCCGTTGCATTTGTCCATCTTGATTGCGATCAATACCAATCGATCAAAGAATCTGCGCAGTTTCTTACACCCATGATGGTGTCGGGCGGCGTGATGTGGTTTGACGATTACAACTGCCTTGAAGGAGCAACAATGGCAGTGGACGAACTATTTCGCGGGCGAATCGAGACGAGTTTTGTAGGCAAAGTATTCGTGAGGTTCTGATATGTCCAACAAGATTAAATTTGATACGGACAGGGCTTAATCATGACTGATCCGTTATCAGCCTACATCCATAGAAGTTGGTTGGTGGATGCCGATGGTGGACATCCAGAGGGTGTCAATAAAGTAGCGATCTATTACTGGGATACGATTGGTCTGACGTGGGTAAAAGCGACAGGTGGAGCAATCCCCGGCGCAAATGTCAACGTAACCAACTTTCCAGCGAACTATACCGTTCTGCAAGGAACTTCCCCTTGGGTTGATAATATCTCGCAATGGGGTGGTATTGCCACTTCACTAGGACAGAAGACAATGGCCTCATCCGTGCCTGTCACTCTGGCTTCAGATCAATCCACTGTCTCTGCTGCAAATGCAACAACGCTTGCAACTGACAATACGATTCTCACAAAATCGATATTGACTGGCGCAGCGGTAGATGGCAGCGGATATGTCAATGTTCAGACGACCACGGATGGCGGCATAGTCATCAACCAGAATACGGTTGTTGATTCAGCAAATAGTACAACAACCAATCTTGCAGGAGGCGCTACTTTTGTTGGACCTTGGATTCCAGACTTAAACTATACCGCCGTTCAATATACGATCAAAGCAGATCAAAACTGCACGATCTATATAGAGCAAAGTCCTGACGGAACGAACCCGGATATATCAGACGTATTCAATTTCTTCGCTCCAACAGGAACGGGCAACACCATTCAACTGGTGGCATCTTATTACAGGGCGCGTATTACGAACACAAGTCCCAATACCACGACCTATTTGCGTTTTCAGATAATAAAAGTTCCTTTTGTGCCTTCTCTTCCGCGCAGTTTGGATACCGAAGGACATTTGCAAACACATTCATTTGGATTTCAAGATAAACGGGGAGTCGAACAATATCTTGCGCCCAATGGTGAAGTAATTTCCATTCCTTTATACAAGTTGGTTGGCGATTCGTTCATACAATCCACTCTTGATCTCGGTATGTGGATACCGAATATTGGAACTGGTGGAACCGTATCTTGCTCCGGTGGACATTTGAAAATGCTCACGGGTACGACAGCAAACAATACCGTTTCATGTATATCCATTCGTTCCGCAAGATTTTCAGGACTTGCGCCAAACAAAACGAGACAAGTTGTTCAATTCCCCGATACCGGAACGCTGAATAATGTAAGGCAATGGGGAGTTGTGGATATTGCGGGTCTTAACGGCGCATTCTTTGAATTGAATGGAACAACATTCAGATGTGTTTTGCGCAAAGCCGGTACTGATACTCAAATCAATAATGGTTCGTTCAACGGGCTATGGGGTCTTTCATTTAACGTTGGAACAAATTCCCATTTCTACGAAATCATTTATCAGCCCCGACAGGTAATTTTCGTTGCTGACAACATTGTCATTCATACACATTCCGCTGCTGCAACACCGTGGTCCGAGAATTTGCACTTGACCACTTGGCTCAAAAATATAAACAGCGGTGGCTCTACAACCAATGTCGAGATGTATTGTCGGATTGCAACGATTGCCCGTTTTGGTATTCCAGAAAGTGCAAAAATCACCGTATTCCAAGCTGGATTGATTGCCGCAAGGATTCTGAAATACGAACCGGGCGTTCTGCATTCGGCAACATTTTCTGGAATTGCGAATAACGCTCAGGTTATTTTTTACGACAACACTGCCGCGTCTGGAGCAATCATATTTGATACCGGCGTGATGCCTCCTAACGCCACTCCATTCACATTGGATTTTGGCGACGGTACTTTCAGTATCGGTCTGACAATTGCCGTGGTGGGTGCAGCCTGCAATGTGCAAGTTTCTTTTGACTAAGGACGAATAATGGAAACAAGTATAGCCAGAGTAATCATCTCACGGCATTGGGATAACCCAGAGATCATAGTTTGTATCGATGCTGAAAAGATCGAAGTCATGATGTCGGTGCAAGATTTTTGCAAAGCACTCGTCGCAGAAATTCAGCATCCAATTTTCATACAGACACGCAACGGACTGGAAGATCAATGTTTAAAAATGATCGATACCGTATTAAATAAAGCCAAAGAATCTACTCGATACGTTTAAGGGGGAAACATGGTCTGGGACATCAAAGCACCGTACAAAGCCGAATCAAAAAAAATCGTTTGGGATGTTGCACCTTATTTGAAAGGTCGTGGTCTGGACGTGGGCGCGGGTGATTTCAAGGTGCTTCCCCATGCCATCTCCGTGGACAACATGAACCATGCGCAATTCGGTTTTTCAGTACGTCCCGATGTGTTGGTGAAATCGGCGGATGACTTGAGTGTATTTGCCTCTCAGTCCATGGACTTTGTGTATAGCTCGCATTTGCTGGAGCATATGGAAGACCCGGAGAAGGCGCTGAAGGAATGGTGGCGCGTGGTTAAAACCAAGGGTCGCATGATCCTTTATCTACCACACGAAGATTTGTATCCGAAAATGGGCGAAGAAGGTGCGAACCCGGATCACAAGCACAACCTGAATGAAGACATGGTGAAGCGCTGGATGTACAAGATCGGCTTCTGGGATTTGGAGGTGTGCGAACAACGCAACGAGGACGATGAGTATTCTTTCCTGATGGTATTCCGCAAGCTGGAAAGGGCGAACCGGCGCAGCGAATACCCAGACAGCTATCTTGATCCCAAGCCGGAAAAGACCGCCTTGGTGGTGCGCTACGGTGCTTATGGCGACTTGATGATGGCTTCAAGTGTGTGGACTGGTCTGAAGAAGCAGGGCTATCACGTCACCGTCTTCGCCTCACCACCCGGTTCGGATGTGATCACTGAAGACCCGAACATCGACAAGTTGGTTTTGTTTGATGTGGATCAGGTGCCGAATGCTAATCTGGGCGACTTTTGGGGTGTGCAGAAAAAGAAGTTCGACAAATTCGTGAACCTGTGCGAGTCGGTGGAAGGAACATTCCTTGCCTTGTCGAATCGCGCCCAACACCAGTGGTCTCCTATCCTGCGCCACAAGATGATGAACGGAAACTATCTACAGTTCCAGCATGAACTAGGCGGCGTACCCCATGATCCTCAGATTAAGTTTTTTGCGACTGTTGAAGAAAAAAGATGGGCGGAAGAGACCCGCCACAAGATGAAGGCCGATCTGGTCATTATGTGGTCTTTGGCCGGAAGTAGCGTTCATAAAACATGGTCTGGGTTGGACAATATTATCGCCAGCATCATGATCGAGTTTCCAAGCGCGCATGTTGTTCTTGTGGGTGGTCATGATTGCCAGATTCTTGAGGCAGGATGGGAAAACGAGCCTCGCGTCCACAAGATGTCCGGCGTGTGGAAAATGCGGCAGACATTGGCCTTCCTTGAGCAGTGCGATCTGATCATCGGGCCTGAGACTGGCGTGTTGAATGCCGCTTCATGCATGGATGTGAGCAAAGTCTGTTTCCTGTCGCACAGTTCCTACGAGAACCTTACCCGCGACTGGAAAAACGTGATTGCCATTGCCAGCGAAAAGACTTCCTGCCCCGGTCGCGGCGAGAACGAAGCGCCTGCGTGCCATCAACTCCATTATGGTTGGGCGCATTGCAAGAAGGACGAGAAGACCGGAACCGCGCAATGTCAGGCGGATATTTCCGTGGAAGAAGTCTGGAACCATGTGGACTGGTGTTTGCAGGCTTTGAGTGCGCAGAAAAAGGTGGCGTAAGTGACTACTTCCGGCTCTTTCAGTTTCACGGTCAACCGTGATCAGACCATTCGGCAATCGATGCTGAACATCGGCAAGTTGGATGAACTGGAGAACCCGACTGCGCAGGATATTACCGACTGCAACTTGATGTTGAATATGCTCATCAAACAATGGATGGGCAGAACAGACTTTGCACCGGGTCTAAAAGTGTATAAACGCAAGTGGGGTTATCTGTTCCTGAACAACGCCACCAACAAATATACGGTGGGGCCGAACGGGACTGGCTGGACGAACGTATTTGTCAGACCCGTTACAACAGCGGCAAGTTTGAGCGGTGCAAACTCAGTGACAGTGGATAGCGCAACAGGCATTGCGACAAACTACCATATCGGGATTCAACTGGATTCTGGCGCGCTGTTCTGGACAACCGTATCTAGCGTTGTTGGACTTGTAGTCTCATTGAATATAAATCTGCCCAGTCAGTCTTCCAGTGGTTCGCAAATCTATTGCTACCAGACGACCGCGCAGCAACCACTGAACATTGAAACAGCAGTTTTGCGCGATCAATTCAACGAAGACACGCCATTGCGTTTTCTGCGCACGGTGCAGGATTACGCGAACCTTTCCGGCAAAACAGACATACAGACCATCTCCGATCCGACCGCGATCTATTACGAATTCCAGTTGACCGACAGCAATCTCTACACCGATTGCGGTGCGGCACAGGATGTCAGAAAGTACATCGTAGCCTCTTATATGGAACCGGTGCAGGACATGGTGAATCCGGCAGATAATTTTGAGTATGCGCAGGAATGCTTTTTGGCGATCACATGGGGTCTCTCCAAGCAGATTGCGCCGATGTACAACATGCCGTGGACACAGAATATGGAGTCCAACTACACATCGGCAGTAATGATTGCGGGACATAAGGACGCTGAAGTGTCCACCATGTACTTCCAACCCGGAGAAGACTGATGCAAACCATTCCGCTGTTTGGTTCGGGCGTGAATGCGTATTCCGCCTATATCAGCAGACAGCGCCGCTTGAATTGTTTTTATGAGGTTCGGCAGGATGGTGACAAGGCGCAGTTGATCATACGTGGCACGCCGGGAATGACTTCTTTCTTGACGTTGCCAGACGCGCCTATCCGTGGCTGGATTGTCGTAGCGAATGTTTTGTATGTCGTGGCTGGATTGGTGCTTTATTCAATATTACCGAACGGAACAGTCACATCTCTTGGTTCGTTGGACATAACTTCGGTGGGTAATGTCAAACTTTCTGATAATGGCGTGCAGTTATTGATCGTAGACGGTCTTTTCGGATACATCTACACGATCATAGCCGGAACGTATGCACAAGCCGCGCTTAATGCTGCCGGTTCGTTCGGCAAGATTACGGATTTGAATTTTCCGAGTAAGACGACTTCGATCTGTTTTTTGGATGGCAGACTTATCGCAGTCAGACCCGACTCGCGGCAATTTTATGTCAGCGAATTCTATGACGGCACAGGCTGGACGAATGTGCATTCGCTGCCGACTTACGGTACGAAAGACAACAATTCCGATCTGCTGGTGACGGTCAGCGCCATGAATGGTGTGCTGATGCTGGCCGGTAATCAATCGACCGAATTTTGGCAGAACGTGGGAACCTCGCCACTTCCATTTGGACGCGTGGCCGGTGCTACAAAAAACATCGGAATTGCCGCGCAATATTCATTGGCCTTTATCAATGATGTGCATTTGTTCGTGGGACAAAGTTTGTATGGTGGTGCAGTTGAAATAGATTTGGTTCAGGGCTTCAACATGCAACGCATAAGCACGGATGACATCGACAATATCATCCGCACTTTTTCTGTTTGGCAGGATGCTGTTGCATTTGGATACATCATCGATGGGCACAAGATGTATCAAATTACTTTTCCGTCTGCGGCAAGATCGTTCCTGTACGACATAACAACCCAGTTCTGGTTTGAATTGCAATCTGGAGTAGCGCTTACCGGCAGACACATTGCCAACTTCGGCATCACGTTCAATACCTTTACGTTTGTCTGCGACGCGACGAGCGGAATCATCTACAAGTTCGATCCTGATGTTTACACAGATAACGGCGTGACCATCAAACGTCAAGTGACATCGCGGCATGTGAATATGAACGGTAACTGGTTTGCCATTGATGAAGTTCAACTGGATATGGAGAGCGGCGTGGGCTTGCAATACGGGCAAGGCAGTAATCCGATGATCATGATGCAAGTATCCAAGGATGGTGGGCGAACATTCGGCGTTGAGCGCTGGAGGTCGATGGGCAAGATTGGTCAGTACAAATCTCCGCGAGTGAAATGGGATCGGCTGGGTGCGAGTCAGGATTTCGTCTTTCAGTGGACGATGACTGAACCAGTCAAATTCACCATTATTGGCGGAGTAGTGAATACCAGAAAACAAGAGGGAAAATGATGATCACTTTCGCCAAAGAACCGTTTCAAGTTGTGGAAGACAATTTTCATCTTATCAAGGAACACTGGGACGAGGTGGTGCGGGACAGCAGAGAACTGGCTCCGCATTGGGAATTTTTTCGAATGGCGGAAAAGGCGGGAGAACTGATTTGCTTTGTGGTGCGCAAAGACAATGAAGTTGTGGGTTATACCGTGTGGTTGCTGCAACCGCATTTGCATAGTCGAGATATGAAACTCGCTTTCAACGATGCGGTATTTCTCAGAAAAGATTGTCGCAAGGGCGGCGTAGGAAAAGCATTTCTCGAATATTGCGACGAGGAACTGGAAAAATTTGGCGCAAAAATGATCATGTGGCATGTGAAACCGCATGTGGACTACTCAGCCTCATTGAAGGCTATCGGGTATAAACATTTTGCCACTGTTTATGCCAGAGATATTGGAGGTTGATATGGGCGTATCAGCGGTAATAGCAATCGGCGGCGCTTATATGGCATCCGAAGCGGCGAAAAGTGCTGCGGAAACGCAAGCCGGTGCAGGACGTGAGGCAATGTCCACTCAGGAACGGATGCTTGCGCAACAACGCGAACTTCAGCAACCTTACATCACTGCCGGACAATCGGCCTTGGAGAGACTTATAGCAGGAACAGCAGCCGGTGGAGAATTTGCCACGCCTTTCAAAATGGAA